GGAAGCAGGGGGGAGCGTTCCGCGGACCAGTCTTCGAACGGGCAAGTCGGATAAATTTCAGCCCGATAAACTTCTCCGTTCGAAAGCAGCAAAAGCTCTTCTGAAAGCTAAGCTTCTTGGGAAGGAACGAATGGGGCGCACAATGGTTTATTGGGCGAAACTGCGCGCAGATTAGCGCGCTGGGTTGTCCGCCGATTGTCCTGATCTGTCCGCGGTTTGTCCGCGTTCTGGCTCTACAATCTCGGTGCGAAGGGAGGCATGTTCGAGCAGGCATGAGTCCCGAGATAAATACAGACCTACCGACCGGCACGCCGTCAGCGGACCACACGCCGGGAGCACCTCAACCAGCAGGCGGCATAGGCTTCCAGAGCTTTGAACAGATTCTGCCAAGACTTCCAGTCAGCGAACGGACTGCGAGACAATGGGTCCGAGAGGGTTTAATCCCATCCATCCGATTGCCCCGTAGCCGTCGCGTGCTTTTCCACTGGGCAAGTGTGGAGCGCGCACTCTTGAGGCTCCAACGCGGCGGAGGTGACGTTTAATGCATGTTAAGCAAGGTCCACGGGGGAGGGGGGGGATCGAGATACAGACGAAGCGGGACGGACAGAGGGCCACCGGTTTGACCGGCGGGAATTTCAGCCCAAAACTTTCATGAGCATCCAGGTCAGTAGCCGCGTTTGGAAGAACAGCGAGGCGCGCAACGGCGGAAGGCTGGTGCTGCTGGCCCTCGCTGACCACGCAGATGAGCGCGGGTTTGCCTGGCCCGGCATCGATTCGTTGGCAAAAAAAACCCGCCTCAGCACTCGGCATGTCACACGTTGCATTCACAATTTGACCGCAGGTGGTGAACTCAAGGTTCAAGAAAATCGCGGACCAAGGGGAACAAACCTATACCAGGTTCTCTGCTTTCGCCCCAGTGAGAATATAACAGCTCCCCCGACAGGAAGTCAGGATGACAAGCATTCGTCACAAATGTCCTCCGAACCGTCAGAACCACCAGAAACGTCAAAACACACATCACCCTTGCCACCGGCTGAGAATGAAGCGAGAGGGTGGCCGTCGGAAGATGAAGTAATCAAACACGCTCGATCGTATCCGGGCAATACAGAGATCGGTATCCCGAATAAGGCCATCCCTGAGCAATGGGCTAAGAATTATTGGACCTGGCGCACGCTTGGCGAGGAACGCTGGCCGAGGCGGTGGCGGGAAGAGATGTTCCGGCGATTCGAGCGAGAATATGTCGAGGGTCGTCACGCTGCGCGTCTATCGGGGCAAAAAAATCCCGCGGCGCGCCCGGACCCCGGAAACCACAGTGATGTGCCGCCGCCCCCGGGATCGGCCAATGTAAGTTTTGAAGCCATGAGGAAACGAAATGAGCGACCTTTCTGAAGTCAAGGAGCGGGTCAAGACTACGGTAAACTTGGCAGATTACATCATCGCGTCGGGCGTCCCGTTGAACGGCGGTCCGGTCGAGTTCAAAGCGCTGTGCCCTTTCCACAATGAAAAAACCGCCAGCTTCAGTGTGAATGTGGAAAAACGTCTGTTTCACTGCTTTGGCTGCGGCGCCTCTGGGGACGTTTTCGCTTATGTGATGCGTGCGAAAGGGCTGGATTTCATGACCGCTCTAAAATTAGTGGCGAATAGTGTTGGGATCGCACTGCCGGAGCGAAGGGTCTACCAGTCGCCAGAGGTGCGAGCCGCCGCCGCAATCCAACGCGGCCGATTTGACACCGACAGATTTCGGGACCTGGTGTCGAGAAGCAAAGTATGGAGTTACTTGACGGAGAAACGGAAACTTGATCCCGAAAAGTTGGTGGAATACTCGGTGGGCGAAACGGCAGACGGCGACGCGTATTACTTTGCCTATAAATGGTGGCCGCCGGGAATGCAGCACAAGGATGGTTGCGAGCCGCGCCTCGAGTTTTACAAGATCGTGAGGACGGACCGCGACGCCAACGGCAAGAAATTTGAATGGCGCGAACCCAAGGGGGGCAAAAACATTTTGTTCGGAATGTGCGCTCCCGACGTGGAACGAGCTCATGCTGAGGGTGGGGAGCTCATCATTTGCGAAGGCGAACTCGACGCCATCAGCTGGGCGCAAAACGGCTTTGCTGCTGTGAGCGTGCCAGGGGGGGCGCTCTATACGGGTTGGCTGGATACATGTTGGGATTGGCTACAACCGTTCACAAAGATCCACATAAATTTCGACGAGGACAGAGCCGGTCGCAAGAAGGTTGTGGAGATCGTTCAACGATTAGGAATGGGGCGGACGGATATCATTCGGTTGCCGGAGAGACCGTCAGGCGGACGGTTTAAGGACTCGAACGAATGTCTTCAGGCGGCCGTATCGACGGGAATAATGACCGAATGTGTTGCAAACGCCGAAGTGCTGCGTCCGGCGGCGCTCAAGAACATTTACGATCTTGAGAATGAAATTTGGCAAAAGTTCCATCCACAAGGCGTGGAGCAGATGGGATTGCTGCTACCCTGGGGGAATCACCACGGGGGTAGTTTACCTTTCCGGATTCGCTACGGCGAAGTCAGTGTTTGGACGGGTTACAACAAACATGGGAAGAGTGAAGTGCTAAATCATTGCATCCTCGACCTATGCTGGCAGGGCGAGCGGGCCCTTATCTGCTCGCTGGAGGTCCAGGCGCCGGAAACGTATCGAAAGCTGATCCGCATGGCAATGGGCAGGCGCGAGGTATGTGGCCTAGAAGAGCGCGAACAATTTCGCGAGCGTTGCCTCAAGCCATTAGCGCAAAAGATTTGGGTGTATGACCATGTGGGCCACGCTCCGGTGGCAAGTGTGTTAAATGTTATGCTTTATACGTTTCAACGCAATGGCTGCCGGCAGTTCGTGCTCGATTCTTTGATGAAGTTCGACGGATTGGATGGCGAGGGGCAAGACCAGTGGAACAAACAGAGGGATTTCATGTGTCAAATACTTACATTCGCTGCCACGTACGGTGTTCACATTCATTTGGTCGCACACAGCAAAAAGCCGGACAAGCAAGGCGAAGGAAGAATCCCGCGCCGTTATGACATTAGCGGCAGCGGGTATATCAGCAACCTGGCCCACAACGTGATTGTGGTTTGGCGCAACCGGGCGAAGCAGGACGAACTGGAGCAGGTTTTCCAGAGGCTCGAAGAGGAATTTGCGCGCCAGCATGCGACAGAAAAGATGCCAAATTGGAAGCGTCTTTTGGGAGGGCCACCGCCCAGAGATGCCGCCGAGAGCATCTGGTCGGCGTGGAACCGGATGTTGAACTTTGTGGAAAAAGAAGCGTCGAGTGAGGTCAGGGAGGCATTCCGTAGCCCGTTAGCGTATCACGATGCATACATAATCGTGGACGCACAACGAGGAGGAGATGGCGACTGTCCGGCGCGACATTTGTGGTTTCACAGCGATAGCCTGCAATTCATCGAGGCAAGTCCGTGGAACGAAAATCTGGGCGAAAGCGACCCACGAAAATGTCCGGTGGAATATGTAAAGAAGTCAGCGATGGAGATGGATGAGGAATTATGAGCGCAGGGGCCTTGTTGGACAAGCTGAACCGCGCGGGGGCCAAGCTGGAAGTTGTAAATGGTAAAGTCCGCGTCCGAGGTGCGAAGATTTCCGAGGACCTAATGCTGGCTCTTAGGGCGGACCGCGCCGACGTGTTGGCGGAGTTTGAACGGCGCAAGATGCAGAACCTGGACCGTTATGGACTGGTGCCGCCGCCGGATGCGCGGATGCTGGCGAGAGAGATCGTCCTATCGGACTCGACCAGAGAGCAGGTCATCTCCTATGCGCTGCGGCAACCGCGCCCCGTCCATGCGTGGATTATGGCAAGGGCGAATGACTACTACGCGAGCGGTTTGAAGGCAGAAGATTGCGAATGGCGGGCCTGCGTAGACTTGACCGCCTGGCAACGCTCATGCGGTGCAGGGGAGGCGACAGAGTTCATCGCGGGAATGCTGTGCGAACGAGCTACGAAGGGTCATGCAAGTGGCTAATTCCATGGCTAGGCAGGACGCATGACCAACGCCGAGCGGCAACATGTTTTAAAAGGCAATGAACGGTCCAAGGACGATTGGACGAGGATTGAGCGCCGGATTCTGGGTGCATATCGCAAGTTCAATGCCAGTGACCTCGGAGATGATCCTGTCTACGTCCGCAAGGAGATCCGTCGAATGGCGTACCACGAGGCCGGGCATGCTGCTGCCCTAATGTTCACCGGCCAGGCAGACTCTCAGGTCACTCATGTTTCTATCATCCCCAATCGTGCCTCTGGTGGTCGCGTGCGATCGAAGGGAGATTCCACCGAGTTTAGACTTCTCTACACGCCGATGACGACCGAGAATTATGCTGTGCGGCGGTCCGCAGCTTTGCGTTTACTGCTTGGACTCCTAGCGGGAAAGGGCGCTGAAATGCGCATTGAAGCGCCAGATGCCAGCGCGGAGTTCCTCGATGCAAATACCATTTGGATGCAAAGAAATAAAGAGGGATCGGATCTCTTTCGCGCGCTACAGATCCTCGACGCCGTCTCCCAGTTCTGGATGAAAGCAAGGCGCATCCTTAAACTGGCGGAGAAGTGGACAATCGAAATGCTGACCTTGCCGGAAGTGTGGTCCACCGTTGACCGGCTTGCGGGCTTGTTGCTAGCACGCGGTAAAATTGACGACTTTGAGGAAATCATCGCGACATGCCGTGAAATTCACGGCTTGAGCTTCAGGCTGCCGAAGTGGAAACGGCGACTTCATCGATCCGGCGGAAGACTGGCCGCCAGGCCCGACCCCAATCAACTCTTGCTGCCAGGCCTATGATTCGGACAAAGTGTGCTGCTAAGTGGTCTGACAAACTCCTCGTTGGACAACATGCGTGAAGAGTTGGAGATGATGCGTTCATCCCCGGTCTAGGGCATCAAGAGTTTGGCGACCTTAGCACGCCGCCTTTTCGGTCGTTGCTGTTCAGCCGTTAAGGTGCGGCAACGTCCAGTGAAGCATCTCTCGGTAGATGGTTTGTTTCGGTGAAAGTGCCATGAAATTTTAAGCGGCCCAACGATGAGCGCAGCCACGCCGGGTCAGTGACTCCCGAATGCAAGCCTGACGCTCAATCGGCGTTGGCTGCCGTGATTGGTTCGCCAAAGCGACTGTC